TGCCACAAAATGGGTGCTCAAATCAACTGTTCCCCCCTGCCCTGCCATGCCAGATATGTCTCGATACATGTTAAAAACGGAATGTCCGTCGGTTCCCGATATGTCAAAGTATGTTCTAAAATCGTCTGTGCCGAGTTGCCCCCCCTGCGTGTCAACTTGTTCCAAACCTTGCAAGATTGGTGAATGCCCTCCTTGTCCTAGACCAAGATGCCCCGTTGCAAAATGCCCAGAACCGAAGGCATGCCCTGCGTGCCCTTCGGTGTCATGCAGTCCCTGCCCAGAACCTGATATTAAATGCAAAGCTTCGTTTGAACCGACAAGAGAACCACGCCCAATGCTTGCTAGCACGAGCACATTTGGATTGTAGATAAGAATTTTTAGATCCGTACAAACCTTCCCAGAAAGTTCGTATGATTCTATAGGAATGGAGCAAACTTCTATTATGTTTTTGGAACAGACCGTTTTGACTATCTTTCTATGGATTGGATTGTGGGGTCTGGTATCACTGATCCTCGATCATTATATTCGCGACTTTGGTGAAAAACTTGCAACCTATATTATGTTTGTCATTGTTGCGTTTGGCTTGCTTCATTCAAGAAATCACATACGGGTAAATCCGTCTTTCAATAACAATCCCGACGTCAACCTGTGATTTCGTTTTGGAAAAAATTGAAGAGTTTGCATTGGCAAAATGGCAATTGTCCCTTTCCTTACATCCTTCCTACAATGTCCGTTTCCGAGATTAAAGACGCTGTCATGCAGTTCCGTGCAACCTTTCTGAATCAACTTGCGTTTGTCGATCCTATCGTTCGAAATGCAGCAATGGTTGCATTCGAGGGTTCGTATCACTTTTCTGGCCTTTCGTCGTTGATGATTGCACCTCAGCCACCTTCAGGGGGTGAACCATCGGCTCCTACTCTTACTATCGCCCCTCTCCCTGTTGTCGCCCCTCTCCCTGTTGTCGCCCCTCTCCCTGTTGTCGCTCCTTCCCCTGTTGTCACCCCTGCTCTCGCCCCTGTTATCGAAAATTACATTCAAATCCCCTTTTGTGCGTTTAGCGGTCAAGACTACGCAGCAAAGTTTGCGTCCGATGATGCAGCAAAGCTCTACGCAAAGAACAACGGATACAGGGCCTTCTGGCATAGCAACCGCCCTGGCTCAGACTCATTGTACTACTTCAGGCGAGAGATAGGACATCTAGATTGTCGGTCAAAGCCCGATAACAAGGGTCAGAAGAAGTGGTCTGCCTGGGTAGAGGTAGCAAGCTATTATCGGCGAATCAGCAACATGGCGTAAATAAAAACCAAATTATAAAAATTTTTCACACGTAAAAGTAAGAATGGACACACGGTTCTGGGGGCCGAGCGGTTGGCGTCTACTTCATCTAATGACCTTTCAAGCTAAAACTCTCAACGCCAACGACCTGCACATATTTTTCAAACACCTTCCCTATGTCCTACCCTGCAAATTCTGTCGTGCGTCGCTTTCCGAGTACTACGAAACAGACCCATTACCCAAAAACCCATCGCACTACGCCGAATGGCTGTATCGAATCCATAATCGCGTAAATAACAAACTAAAGTCACAGAATCTGTTGGAAACACCAAATCCCTCGTGGAAAGATATTGAATCGCGTTACAAGGGCTGGATACGATCATCGTGCTCAAAAGAAACTATGATCGGCTGGGATTTCTTATTCTCAATAGCATATACAACACCATGTAAGTCTGTTGCATCAACTCCTATGCCGAATTCACCACCTTTGTCAACTCTCACCACCCCCGAATTACGAAATCGCTGGAATGTTATGACATATGAAGAACGCCTTCCTCTTTTGGATGCGTGGTGGCAAGTTCTGCCAAAGGTTCTGCCCTACAAGGAGTGGCAGATTCGATGGACATCTTCCGTTGACAAGGCACCTCATGCAAAAGAAGGTAGACGAGCATTAACAGCATGGTTGTTCAAGACAGAGCGAGCAATGTGCACAAATCAGGAAACACGTGTATCGTATTCGGAACTTTGTTCGGAACTCAAAACATTTGCATCAGGGTGCTCCAAAAAACGATCTAACAAAATGAAAACATGTCGGTCCAAAGCAAAACGCCGACAGTCGTTTCAGACACGACGCAAACAATTGTATGTGGCTACAGGTGGGTTTTTGTAATTTTTGTATGAATACCCGGTCCGGACTTATAGATCAAAACAAACCTCTTTTATCCGTTGCATAATATGTGGGGAAAAGGTTAATCCAGGAAACTTTCTTATCCAGACAATGCAAGGCAACAGTATCTGACGTTCTGATTCTGATAAATTATGTGCTTGAAAACGTGCTTCATAAATTGTTACTCGCGACCAATCCTCTTCGTTCCAAATAGGGTCTGATTCTGGGTTAACAAAACCCTGCAATATCTTTCCTCGAACAAGCATTAAAATCGAAGTCCTTAAGAAAGAAATGTCCGATCTCTTTAAACGCTCGGTTTTGCCGTATGTGATTTTTGGTTTGGGTGTCATTCTTATTGCTATGTGGTTTCGAAAACAAAAACACGAGGGTTTTGAGGTAATCACTTCATTGAAGAAGCTGGAGAAAGTAAAATGTGTCAAACCAAAAGAATCATGGCATTTTGATATGTATTTTGTGGAATGGTGTTCGTATTGCAAGCAAGCTATGCCCGAATTTGAAAAACTGGGGTCTAAACTGACCATCGGCGATAAGATTGTCGAATGTAATGCGTATGAGTATGAGAAGTTAAAGAAAGAGTATGAGTCGCGTGGGATGTGGTATGACGAGCTTTGGGCAAACTTTCGCGGGAACAGCACGACAAATCCGATAATGGGCTACCCGACCTTTCGCCTTTATCGCCCGAATGGAACGTTTGTTGCACAATATGACGGGGAACGAAACGCGGCTTCAATGAAGCAATGGGTAATCGATCAGGTGAGCATGCCAAATTTCTTGCTGCGGCTTTCTGGTTGTGCTGATGATAAGGAAGAGTCTTAAGCCAAGATTCGACGCCCTCACGCCCCAGTGTTTTCACAACCTCATAATCTTCTTTTTGAAAGCGAACAAACCAAGAAGGGAATGGGGGCAAAGGAAACCACACAATATTTTGCCATTTCCGCAAATTCGTAATTTTCCTTGGTTCATCGAAATGAACCATGGAATGTATATATTCCATAAATGTTGCCGGGGTTTTGAATACACTTTTCTTTTCAAACGTAAACCCGATCGCTTCAGCTCTTGCAGCATCGTCTGGAAGACAGTGCCAAGGAAAATTAGCCCGAATAGCCCCATCGACCCAAATATGCCCCGATTCCTGGTGTTGAAAGGGGCGGAAAAAAATGGGCAGACTCATGCTCGCTCGCAATGCATCCACAACACGTAGACTAGGAAAGGTGGTTGCATTGCAGACAACGGTTTCACTAATCGTAAGATCCGAAACCACAATGTTCAGAGATGGAATATCGACCATACGTTTGGATTTCCCACCAGGTTCAATTGACTCAAATATGTTCTCGAGTTCCGCGACAAGGGAACTACCATTATCAAACCCCCATGATTGTTGGAAACCCAGAAGATTGGAAATATCCACATTTCGAAACTTGGTAAAATTTGTAGCGAGCATGATCTCTTCGACGCGTTTGGGAGACTTGGTAAGGGCGTACAAGGAAGCAAGCATGGCTCCTGCAGATGTCCCCCAGTATTCGTTTATCTTTGTCAACATTCCACGTTGTTCGAGTTCGAGTAAACCCTGTAAAAAAACGAGGCAACGTGTGCCTCCTCCGCAAAATACAATGCGTTTTGCCATTTGTTAGATTATTATTGTGATCATTTTAGACTGCGACCATCGCAAATGCTACATTCCGTACACGGTACCCACGCCACGCCGTCTGCAGTCGCCTTGCCACCTGCGTCTTCCAATTCCTGCCGGCTAGCAACGCCTCTTGGGAAACCTTGAAGACGAGCTGTGCCTTAAGGAATCGCTCCTCACACCGCTGCATATACTGCCGATCCCAGAACGCAGTTTGAGCCTGCTGCCTCGCTAGGAAGAGACGGCCCACCGATTGGATCTTGGTCGCTGCAAAGACCTCTGCGTCCGTCTTGTTCATCGTCATAAGGCGTGCCTTGATAGCGACAACACGCTCTTGGACGCGTGCTTGGTCGACCTCCTCGGTCTCCGAGTCAGTCTCGTACTCCGACTCGGATAGATCAGAGCCTTCGGACTCCTCGTCCGCATCGGCCTCCTCAAAGGGCAGTGCCTCGAATTCACCGGTCTCTTTCCGGCACAGGCAGCACGAGGTCTTCTCGGTCGTTTGGTTGCAGAACCAGTTGGCAATACAGGAAAAGTGAAAGACATGGCCGCAAGACAGGGTGGTTGAACCCGTCGCCGCAGTGATGTCGTCGAAACAGATGGAACACTCAGAGGAAGTCATTTGAAAGAAAGAAAGAAGAATGGGGGGGCAACTCCGATCGATAGGCCGAACGATCCTTCAATTTTTTCCGTCCAACGCGAAAAAAGAAAATGACGTATCTCTTACAAGATGTCATTGGTTCCACCCGTACTCAATCCGTCTTCTCTGTACAAAGAGGAAGCAAAACGAGATGCTACGCGTATCCGAATCTACAATGGTGTTCTGTCACAGATTTACAATAAGATAAAGGCGGTAGCGAGAATTGCCGGCAATGAAAAAACTCTATGGTACGTAGTTCCGGAATTTCTACCCGGTTTTCCTAGATTTGATACAGGCGAAGCCGTACTTTACCTTGTTTGGAATCTCAGAAATGCTGGATATACAGTGGAATATACGCACCCCAATTTGCTTTACATAACCTGGAAACTGCATGACGAACGGTATCACAAAACAGAAAGCCCATGGAGCCAAGTATTACAGTTGGCGAAATCCAAGAAGGATACTCCGAAAGAAGAAGTTGAGAAACCTATCGAAATTAAACGAAAATCTATTCTGAAAAAGACGACAGAGTATCAGCCACAACCAGAAAAAACGACGTATTCTTCTTTGTATCCGCAATCGAATCCGACCTCCAATCTACCTGGTCAGCTTTCTGAGAAACATATATCCTTTGTATAAAGTTCTTTTTCTCAAATATTAGTAGATAATGCCAATGCCAAAGACAAGAAAAGCATCGCGGAAAAAGACTCGTAGAGCAAATTTTGGAAATAGGGGAATGGTACGCGAACTGCCAAAGGCGGCGGCACTCCTGCCTATACGAAGCATGATAACTCAGAAGCCATTATCAAAATGCAATTTCATGCAGAATACAAATACCCGGAAACGTTGCCACAATCGATGCAATAACAAGCCGGCATCGTGCGTCGATGAATTTTGGGGTTAAACGTGTTCTTTTTCAAACATACGCAAAACATGCATATGTTTGAATGTTTGACGGTCTAGAATATAAATCCGCCCAGTTGATTCATATTCACATTTGCATTGACGTTGTTCATTAACATCATAGCCTGTGTTCCCTGGCGAACCATAAGATCGAGCAACAAAATGATAAATATACCACCAAGAACGAATAGGATAATTTCGATATGTTGTGATTCGGAACGGGCCGTTTCAAGGTCTTCAAGCTTTTTGAACATGATATCAAACTTCTGTTGTAGAGAGTCAAGGGCATCATTTGCCTTTTCTTCCACTTTCTCTATTTCTGCTTGTATTGGTTGTTCTTCGTGTGTTTTTTTCCACAAGGTTGGCGATCCATCGAGCCAAGGAGAGGCAATAAGTGGTGCCTCAGCCTCCCGTCTCGGCATGCGATCTTTGATCCAAGAAGGAGTCGACGTTTCGTTGAAGGAAGTTGCCCAATCTGGTTCGAGCATATAGACATTTTTGTTACTTACATCAATCGAAGGATTGGGAAAGTGTGCCGTAGAAGGTTCGGCTGCATTTAACATTTCCGATTGGAACATAGATTTGTCCTGACCTCCTAGCAATTCAGCACCCGGAAGTTGGCGATGGGCAGGACGATCTGGTTCGATAACTTGCTCCTGGGGTGGCATAGGTGCCCGACGTTTCTTTCGTTTCTTCTTTTCATTGGAATCGAATCCACTCTGGTCCTCCACAAATTCCCCTAATAGGTTGTCGCTCCGGGGAACCGGATCTACAAATGACTGAAATGCTTCTGTTAATGAGCACATGCTCCCCTATTGTGGAAAATGAAAGAAAACAATAGAAACTTTCTTGTCCAAAGGAAGAGTATGCAGCTTTCACAAATTGTATCTGTGGCTATTTTTACATTTGCACTGACTCTTACTGTATATGTTTGGTTGGATCGATTCAAGAAAAAGGAAGGATTTTCAGATGTGAGCCTTGATCCAGCAACTATATCTGCAATCAAGGCGTCTATCAACAACAATCCTACAGATGATGACGCTATCAAAGCTCACCAAACCTTGTTACGCTATATCAAACATGACTTTGGCAAGGGTGTTAAGTTTGTAATGGATTTCGGCAAACGTTTTTTTGATAAGCCGACTTTGCGAGAAGACCTCGATGTGAAAACATTAATGAATAACTATAGTAGTCCATTACAAGGATCATGAGTTTCCCGTCACCTCCTCCGAATATGAACCCCGGAACACCTATTTGGTATCCCCCCGTACAACTACGATGGTTATTCGCGTGTTCATTAATCTTTGCTGGTGCAATGGCTGATCGTTTACCGGCACCCGTTCGAACTATGTTGACAAGTCCATTGGGGTTTTTCCTAACATTGGTTGTAGCACTGGTGTCATATAAATGGGACTTTGTGCCCGGATCCTTTGCAGTCTTCTTCTTTTTGTTGTTAGTGTGGTCGGCACAACGATCGAAACAGATGGAGGGATATCTCAATGCGTCGAATACGGTCGATTGGGTAACAAACTCCCAGCGATGGTATGTTGAGAAAGTATTGAAAGAACGACCTTTGGGTATTCAGGAAAAATCTGTGAATACATTCCCTGTACAGGGATCATCTAGTCAGACAAGTACTGCGACAGGAACTACTTAGCCCCGGTTCTTTTGAAAACTATCTTTTACAAGTAAGGAATGAACTGGGAAAGTGTTGGTACACTGTGTTTAATGGGAATGTTCCTATATTTTTCAATCGACTTTCACAAACATTATACGAAAGAATTTCATGACGCTGCCAGAAATCCCATACTGAGACTTCTTGCCGGACTATTTGTGATATGTATTGCCAATATAAATCCAGTGTTAGGATGTATAGCGTTATCCATTGTGTTTTTTTGGATAGCCGATGTACAGCTTCTGTCTACGATTGTTTTATAAGACCATGATAAGAATGGCTCGAAAGAAAGGCGTTCTTTCTGCGGGGAATTTGTTAATACCTGTATCGTCGGCAGCCCCCTTTCATGCAAACCATCCTGCTCCACCACACACTCTTCCATTTGTTCCTGTAAATCCGGCTGTACAATCTGGACTTATGGCATCAGGGCAACAACAGATGGGTGGAGTAGATCCTATTTCCCAGGCTATTATGGCTCTCAACACAAATCCTTATCTGATTGGCATGTTTATGCTTCTCCTGAACTTGGGCGGTCGGTTCTTATCCATGGAATTGACAAAGAAGCAGGAGGCCTTTCTGTCACAACCCTGGTTGCGACCTATCATCTTTTTTACGGTAATCTTTATTGCCACGCGGAATTTGGTCGTAGCGTTTTGGGTAACTTCTGCGTTTTTCTTCGTTATATGGGTAATTGCGAATGAAAATTCACCTTTTTGTATGATACCTAGTTGGTGTGGCCATGATATCGAAACCGAACGAGAGAAATACGAAACGAATATTCAAAAAATATAACTCCGATGTAGGAATGTCATCGGTACTTCGTGCAACTTTTGAAAATACAAAGGTTTTGCCCGATGTTCAATATGCCGGTGGCCCATACTATGTAACCGCGGATGGCAGCCAACAGCTACTTTTTCCATTTACGCTTAACAATGGTGTTCTAGAAATCGTTCAACAAAATGATTTTAGTTTGTGGAATGATACTCCGCAACTAGCTGACCCGCTTTTGGGCGGCGGCTATATTCGAAGATTGGGTGGAATCAATCTGGTGCAATCGATTGGGCCCATATTTCAAAGCTATATAACAAGTGTGAATTGGGGTAGCGGTGCCTTATCCAATCCGAAGGTTTACCAGGCCGGTTTGGTTACAAAGGTCCAGCAACTTAATACTTCCAATCTTCCGACATACAATCCCACTCCTGGACAAACATATAGTTTGCAACCAACTCCTCCAACTGACAATTTTACATTGAATGTTACAGGATTTGGAATCACCTATGCGTTTGAAAAGCCACTTGTGATCATAGCTGATTCACTTTCCGGAAAACAATACATCACATTCTTTACATCTTGGGACCACTGATCAAGAAATCTGCAAATATAATAGATATGACTACTATCGTACCGGATGTCGTATTTGCAAGCGGGCCCACGTACAAATCAAGCCCAACTAGTCAAGCTATGTTGATGCCGTTTACCTATTCGAATGGAAAACTAGATCTACCTTCGTCAAGTTATACAAACAACGACGGTTCAGGAGATCCAATTGGTAACCATGGTGCATCAATACGATTGTTAGGTGGAAATTTCCTGGTAACATCGATTGGCACGAATCTACAAGCGTTTATACGAAGCAAGACGTGGTCTGGTTACACACCTACCAATGATACAATTGTTGTCATACCATCCTTTGTGACAAGGGTACAACAACTCGACATGATGTTTTTGCCCGCAAACTGGGATCAAGTTTCCTACAAAGTGACAGAGGGTGCCTGGAACAATGCGAATTTTATTGGACCGAATTCCGTATTTCTTCTTCTGAAACCACTTGTGCTTCAAATGAAAGGAACAAAGAGTGGTCAAACAAAAACAATCTGTATTACTTTACAAACGTTTTGGGATCATTAGTCCGACGCCGTATTTGGACACTTTGATAACACTTGTAATTCAATACAAGTGTGTCAAAGATGGTTGGCACATAGTTTGGAACAAACATAAGACGAGAGTTTGGTTCAGATGGTGGAATCGTTTCGTTATCTACGGCATAACAAACGATTGAAAACGGCTTCTGGTAACAATGATAAAATCTATATTGATTCATTGAATACGATTTCCTAATAGAATTCGTATTCAAATTTTTTTACAACGGGTCTAGACATTGAGTGTCAATGTAGCTCCCGTAGGCTGGGTCGTCGCACGACGACGCGAGGACAAGCCCTGACGACGCATGGTGTTGGTCGTTTGGCCACTGCCCACACTTACCAGGTCATCTGTATCCATCGAGGGCACAGCCCTCTGAGGAGCAGACTCTCCCGCGTGGTTCAGCTTTTCTATAATATCCTCGACGCCGGTTGGGCCACGCATCTCTCTGCGAGCTGTGTGTGATTGCTCTTGATGAGGGTGCTCTTGCGGAACCATGTTTGTAAAATTTGGCATTTGTGGCATTTGTGGCATTTGTGGCATTTGTGGCATTTGTGGCATTGAAGGCATTGACGGTGCAGGTTGTCCACCTCCCATTCCCATCGACACAAAGTTGGCGAATCCTGGTCCGACCGCCTGTTCCGCGGCCGCACGAGCCATCTGCTTGGCCAGCTCAGGGTTCTTCCGCAGAATATCGTCCATGCCAGGCATACGCGACTTGAACATTGTGTTCGTGACGTGGCACATGGCGGCAGAAAGTCCTAGCGACATAATCAACCGAACTTCAGGTGCTACCTTGGTGCGATCCTTGTATTTGTCGTAAAGTTCCTCGAAAATCTCATCGTAATCTTCAAGATTCTCATTGATCTGTTCGGACCATCCGTCCAGGTTTACACCGAGGGGGTCGTAGCGGTTGTTCAAGAATTCCATTCCGTTGGTGACCGTTGTCAACATAGATCGTTGAAATCGTAAAGATGCCTCCAAAGCCTTGGAATCCTTGCGACTATTTAGCTCGGCCTGGATCTCCTCGTATGTATTCATCATGCTCATCTTGTTACCACCTATTCCACGGCGGTCCATGCGTTCCAAAACAGTTAAAGCCTCTGTCTTCTTAATAACCTCCTGCTCAGGCGTCAAATACTCCTTCTTCTCGGGTGCCGCCTCTAAAGCGGGAGCTGGGGCAGGTGCAGGAGCCGAACCACCGCCAAACCAACCGGAAGAGGACCCACCACCAATGTTGGAAAACCAGGATTTCGCGGGTTCGGGCTTTGGCAGTGTATCGGGTTTTGGTAGTGTGTCAGCAACGGGTATCGGTTGAAAGGCAGAGGTCGTAGCTGTTTTCAGAGCGAACGGCTTGTCCGTATCGACCTTTGGCAAATCCGGAATTAGTGCATCGCGAACAATACGAATGCTGTCACTTCCAGCAGGAGGCTGAAGCTGAAAGGTGCTGCTCGTATCTTCGAGATTCACAAATTCGATACCGTCGTTTCCGCTCGAAACGGGTCCTGCAGGTGATTGTATCCGGGGTGGAGTGGCGGAGAGCTTATTCTTGTTGCCCAGAAGGCCTAGATCAAAATCATTCAAATTCGTAATTTCCAAAGTGTTGCCAATATCCGACTCAATTGACACTTCAGGAATCACAGTGGCATCGTTAAAACGAATGGTGGGACCTGACATCGCCTCTATCTTTTTATAAGTGTCATACCGTTTTAAGAGGCATACCGCAAGAACGTTTTTATATGGTGTTCGCAGGAACTTTCCACGAGCATTCCATTTGCATAGACTCCGTAGCATTGATAGATATTCGGAGCCTCCAAAGAGAAATGGTAGACATTGAAGGGTCCTTTGGCCGGATAGGGTTTGGAACGTTGATCCGCGTAGGCAGGTAAACGATAATATCCATCAATCTTCAATATCTTGCCTAAAACCTCGATGGTCTTTTCGGGTTCGCCGGGCTGGAATCGTTTGACCAAGACCGAATGGTTCCCAGTTAGAATCAACTCGTGTTCAGGGTATACATACAGTTGTTTTATGAGGCGTTTGGTTGAGCCGGAATTGAAAATAGGCTCGAAACCTATGTAAGCAATGGGTTTGAATCCGTCTTTCACAGTTTGTACACGATCGCCGACTCGTAAATCTTTGACCGGAACATACCCCTTCTCTGTAAGAATCTTCGTGTCTTGATGAAAGCAGGGTATATCTGGATTGTAGATATCACCATAAAATCTCCAGCCATAGAGTGTTGATAACGTGCTTCTTCCAACTAACCCAGTATTGTTGTATACAAGCGACGATACGCCGAAAGAAACATTGGATTGTATATTTTCTAATCCAGCCCATGATGTCAAAATCGAGTTGTATGTTCCAACATCTATGTTTGTAAAATCGAGCATATTCAACATTGAGGTTACGCTACTTATATTCCATGCGTCGACACCATTTCCTTGGAAACTCGACGCATTTCGAAACATAGAGTCCATGGTTGAAACTTTGTCGACATCCCATGTAGTTACATCTGTGTCAAATCGCACACAGTTCTGAAACATGTGTGACATATCGGTCACGTTTCCAACCGACCATTCGGAAAGATTGGTCGAAAAATTCGCATTCGATACGTCGTTGGAAAACATATACGCCATCGTTGTAACCTGCGGTGTACTCCATGTTTCCAAACCCTTTCCTCGGAAGGAAGAAGCATTGGCAAACATATAGGACATATCCTTTACATTCGAGACGATCCACCCTGACACATCCTGGTCAAACTGCACACAGTTTTCAAAACAGGATCCCATATCGACAAGATTGGGTGGCAGTGTATCGGAGATGGTCGAAAGATTACTACAGTTGAGAAAGGCCGCGTTCATAGACGAAACATTCACAGTTACATCGCAGTACAATAAGTCATTTTGATAGGTTGTAAAATCACCAACCATCTGACTGAACGCAAACGTATTGGTGGTAGGTTCAATAATATCGTAGACGAGCACATTGTACAACGCGGAGTCCCTGTACGTGTGTTCTATGCAATTATCTATCGTGTTGTCACCCCAATTGGTAGATATCTGACAATAATTGAATATTGGCAAATGGATGGTAGAAGGGGAAGGAATATTGCTATTATCAATCGCAACATCGAATAGAAAACTAATATATCCTAGTTCGCCGGTCGCACCGGAACAACCTTCTCCTGTAGCACCGGTATCACAGTTTTCCATATAAAATCTGTCCCAGTATTCGTCCAGAAATCGATTGGAAACAATCCCTGATACCCCAGCTGTTAGGGAGCCCATTTTTCTATGCACTGTTTTTAAAATCGGGAGATGCAGTCTTCCATCTATCGCAACGCCATCAAAAATGCATCGGCCAAATCACTCTTTTTGGTGCGACTCTGGTAAAAAGGTAACCACGATGATCCAACCTTTGTAAGATGCTCCAGAACATCCGTTTCCGCCGTTTTTTTCCGTGATCGATACGCTAGGCCTTCGGCTTGCGTTTCGGTCAATCCCGATGTATTTGGTTCGACGTTGGATTTCGATTTGTATCCGGCATGAACAAATTCAAGAGCCCCCTTCCAGGAATGTTCGCGTTCCAAGCGATGCCCAAGCAGTGTAAAAAGAATCATTTGAACCGATTTCATCGTTGGACCTTTTAGAACCGGTTGGTTCTCCAAACGAATTCGCGTAGCTTGCTGCAACAATGGTAGTTTTTCATCTAACCACTTGTCCATAGATTGCCGTATGTCCGTCAACGTTGCATCGGCCGCTTTTGGAGGATGCCACGGCATCAAATACCTTTTGCCAAGGGTTTGCAAAAGATCCTCTTTCTTCATTTTCTTGGCTCCTTCTATGTCCAATGATACGGCGTGAGCCCGTAGCGTTTTCGCGTCCATCTTACAAGGCAAAATACCTACGCTTGGTCGCAGGGTCGCCTTCTTTCGAGATCCTTGAGCACAGATCTTGCACCATCGGGCTCCGTCGTTCGACGAAAATGACGCCTTTTTCGAACATCCGGCACATTTCCCAGATGTTTGTGAGGACTGTCCCTGTTCCAAGAGGTCAATATTGTCCCATGCGAGAATCTTCCAACTGGAATCGGGCAAATGTTCGATCAGACAATAGGCGAGGTTCCGTATCCCCATATCAAACCCTAAATGAATCGGCATTCTATAAGTATGTCTCATGCCGATTCGTTTAGACAAACCGCGAATTTCTCAACCCTGATTAAAATGGACGATGTGATTGTAAGGTACGCAGAAACGGGGGATTTTAGCAAGATACAAGAATTGCTTGGAAAACCACACAACATAGACTCCTCGCTATTTGAACAGGCTTTTCAGATTGCAGCGGGGAAAGGAAACACGGATATCGTCTCATTGTTACTTCCGGAGAAACCATATGGATTTGATCCCAATGCCAACAATGGATACGCACTCATGGAAGCTGTAAAACGACAACATATTGATACAGTTCTACGCATTCTTCAGGATGCAAGGGTCGATCCGACTGTCCGTAACAATACACTTTTGAAAATGGCGGCAGCGAATGGATACACATCCATTGTTGACGCAATTTTGGAGAAAGTAGATCCATCTGTATCTGAGAACTACGCTTTACGCTGGGCAGCTGCATACGGACAAACAGAGATTGTAAAGAAACTGCTTCAGCACCCTCGTGTTGATCCGACCGTCTTTAATCAATTTCCTTTGCGTGCGGCATCCGAACATGGTCAAACGGAAGTTGTGCGGCTCCTTCTTTCCTATACACATGTCAACCCCAGTGCATCAAACCAGTATTCTTTAGTAAAGGCTTGTCAGAACGGGCACACAGAAGTTGTACGACTCCTTCTCGGAGACAGACGCGTGGATCCCACCGTTGACGATAATCGCCCTTTGCTTATTGCTGTAGAAACTGGACACCTGGACGTTCTGAATCTTCTCGCTGCCGATCCACGTGTAGATATTGCAGAAAATCACAATCTCCCTTTTCGTAGAGCGTGTGAATTAGGTCATCTGGAAATTGTTCGCGTTCTTCTTGCAAACAAGCAGGTCGACCCAACCGTAGATGATCAAGAGGGGTTCAGAGTTTCTTGTGCGAAGGGTCATAAGGATGCAGTTTCGCTTCTCTTGACAGATGCAAGAATTGATCCAGCCGCAAAAACGTGTGAAGGGCTACGCAAAGCCTGTCAAATCGGCAGTATTGAAATCGTGACCATGTTGCTCGCCGATCTTCGCGTAGATCCAGCAGCCATGGACAATTTTGCCATACGGATGGCTTCGAAAAATGGATATGCGAGCATTGTGCAAAGTTTGCTAGCCGATAAGCGTGTGAATCCAGCGGATCTCGAAAATGAGGCTCTGGAAGAAGCATGTGCAGGAGGTTTCCTCGAAGTTGTGAATCTTCTGTTCGCAGATCCGCGTGTCAAGGCGAGCCAGGAATGCTTAATGGTCGCAGCAAAGGCAGGACATAAAGAGGTTATCCAGCGATTGTTGGAAACCCCAGATGTGGATCCGACGCTAGAGATTGTGCAAATCGCAACACCGGCTGTCCGTGCAATTCTCTTTCGCGATGCAAGGTTAGACCCAAGTCTGCGAGACGACGAACGTTACCTTTCGCCCGAAGAGGATAAGGCACGGCAAAAACAGGCCGGTGGAAGAAACCGCCGTGTAACACGGAAAAAGCAAAAAAAGAATAAAAAGCTTACACCGTCCGTATAAATTCCCAACCCATGTCCTCGCAGATTTTCTGCCAAATCTTGTCTTGCATGTACAACTTTTCACGGCTTTTGAGCAAAGGAAAGCATGGTAAATATTCATCCAGTTCCAACAATTCACAAAATTTGTAGAGAACAAAGGAATAGGAGAGAAAGTTGGATCGTTTCTTTGGGCAATGTTTGACAAAACTATATTGGATTTCCTTGAACATAAATCGCAACTTTTCTTCAATTTCGCGAGACAAGACGGGTGCAGAGATTCCATTCAATCGATTCAGAATATGGGCAACGTGATCATAACAACGGTTCAACTTTAGTTTTTTAATGATCTCTTTTAGCTTCGATGGTTTCACCTTGCTCATATCTGTGATACGTTCCTTCCGTAATTCTGTACGGATCATATCCAAAATTCCCTGGGAGATTTCCGTGGTCTCTTTGGCTTGGAATTGTGCTAACCATTCGTTCAGATGGTTAATCTTCTTGTAAGCGTAATAGGACATCTCGCGTGGCGGATCTTTGTATGAAGGTTTTTCGGAATCGACCAAGATACAATCGCGATATCCACAATCAGGGCAGTCCAAAAATGTTTCATTAAACAACATCTCGCTGTTGCATACGGGGCATTCACCGTAATGTTCGGAAATACTGGATGCAACGGTATGTTCATGTTGCAAGGAATCAGGATTCAAGGCACTCAAATACGATTCGAGAGCCTTGTCACGTTTGAAACCAAGATCATTGGAAATATCCGAAGCTTTTTTGGGAAGGGTCGATTCGATCGGTTTGTCACGTATTTTCTCATCTTCTTCCACAGAGAAATACGAATAGACACTGTTCGCTGGAACACGACCCTTGCGAACATTCGTAGATTCGACCGGTTTTTCACCGGTTGCAATACGCGTCTGGGCATCGGAATAGGAAAAGAGAATATCGCCAATTCGCAAAAAATATTCGGATTCATTTTCCCCATTTTCAATCCGTTGTATGGCCTTTTCTTCTTCTATTATCTCGTTCTCAAGCTTCTGCCTACCTGTAAGAATCGCAATATCATTGGTGGAAAGAATCAGACTGGGGCTCGAAAACTCTTTTTCGTAGATTGCAAGTTTCTTCTTTTTTTGTTCAAGATTTGCCTTCAGAGTGGAAAGTGTATCCTTTTCTTCTCGTAGACGCGTTAGGTTTTGCATGTGATAGGATTCCAGTGTTTTTGCATCGACTGTTTTTTGTGGTTTGAGTTTTTGGGATTCTGGTTTTAAAAGATTGTCAAGCGATACGCTCATAGTGTATGTATTCCTGAAAAAAAGAGCGTTTAGATAAGAACCAACTTGTGTCCAAGGGTTTTTCAAATACTACAAATAGGCGAATCCATGTTTGTAGTATGTAGAGTAATACAATACTCGATTGTCGTTTCTATTTGCGTGTTGTTCTACGGTTTTTCCGCGTTTTCTGAAACTTATAACCAGACGCGGGTGTATTTTCCTGGAATTTTCGTTTGCCTCGGGTCACAACATTCCATATTACGCATTGTGCTGTCATGGCTTCTTGTAAAATCCCAACGCCTCCGCCTCTCTGTAATCGGTTAAATGCATCCTTGTATCTCTTGTACAATTCTTCGGGGAATTTGCCCAATCGCACAAGTTCCTTAATTTCGTCAGGATGAATGAAGGCCGTACATGTTGGTAACCAACACGGGCCTGCTTTTCCATCATTCAAGTTGGATTGAATGAATGTTTGGAAAGAATCAGGTGCGATTTTGGTGTCTTTGTGGTGATTGATTTCTCCGTTTCGACACCGGTGATGAAACTGAATGACATCGTTTCCGTCGTCGACCGTTGATATTGCATTGGTTCCTTTTACCAGGGTTGGAAGTAATTTGGCATTTCGTGCATTCCGTGCAATATTTGGAGCATTGTTGCTAGCCTTCGTTAATGGAAACAGATTCGAAGAAATCGCAAACTTTTTTGCTTGCAGGTTTTTTTCGGACATTCGCATTACTGCAGGATATACTGGAGCAGTCCACATAGCTATTACAAGTTCTTCGAATGCTTTTTCTTCTCTAATTTTGCCAACCTCTTCTTGTAATAGTAGTGCATGTTGTCGGAAACCATAAAATCGCATTAATTTTTCATATAATCCCCCTCCTCCTTGTGACACGCAGTTTTTTGCAAAGGGATCACCTCCGTATCCTGATGGAACAAGTTCTAATTTCCTGCCCAAAGCACCCAATTCATAATGCCGATGATTCAAACAAATACGTCCGCAAATGGTGCACCAGGAGATATGTCCTTCTGCATTTTTATACATAGTATACCAATTCATATCCACCATACTTTTTCCAGGTTCAGATAAACAATTGTGCGACATATACATACAACCATCGATGCGGCTCACATATCGCAAACAAACAGGGCAGCACGAATAGTCTGCAGCATCTTCCGAAAAAATAGAGTCGAGTTTCTCGATATCGCCCTTCGTAAATCCCTCCCACATAATGTTCGAAAATGTGGCGGGCTTTGCCGACAAAATAAGTTGGTTAATTTCCTCGCTATATGCTCCTGATTCTGCCTGCTCAAATATTTCTGGATCATTGAGTACACGCGGATGCTGGAGAAGCAACCGAACAATCTCTATATTCTCGTTCTCGGCGACAGAATCAAATATTTCTTGCTTGTTTACGGATGGATCCACTCTAGGATGTTGTAAAAGCAATTTAACAATCTCAACATTCTCGTTTTCTACCGCTTCCACCAATAATTCTTGGTTGTTTATAGAAGGATCCACTTTCGGGTGTTGCAAAAGCATTTCCACAATTTCTTTATGATCCCTTAAACATGCAGTTTGAATCGCACTTTGGTTATTTACGGATGGATCCACACGCGAATCGCGAAGAAGCACACGCACAATTTCGTAATCATCGGCGTCAATTGCATCATGAAGAAGCTGTTGATCGAATATACTAGGATCCACACGGGGGTCTGTAAGAAGCAATTGAACAATTTCAATGTTGCCGTGATGGCAAGCGGTTTGTATAGGTGTTTGGTCGTTTGCAGCAGGATCGAATCGTGGATCGGCTAGAAGCAGTCGCACAATTTCTACATTTGCATTCTCACCAACGGCACGATTCATAATATCATTACTATCACTTGAAAGATCTATTCCAGGGAGTTGAAGAAGCCTTTGCAATTCTCCAACATTCGATTCTTTTACTGCTCGAAAAAATTCTGGATTTGCACTAGTTGTTTCTCTTGGACGCATTGCATTCGAAAAAAGATTGCTAATGTTATTCGCACCACCTCTTTTTCTTGTAAAACGTGGCATTCCCTAATTCTTCGGGGCGATTTTTCATTTTCAGATGCGATACATTACAAACTATACCTAGATACGAAACTAGCAAGGTATAGAATCACCTATAAACACATTACTTGTATTTTCGTGTATTTCTACGATTTTTACGATTCCTTCTCGTCTTTCTAACGCTCTTTTTCTCCCATAGAACGCATCGGGCTGTGAAAGCTTCTTGTAAAACATCACCCCCTCCACCTCTCTGTACTCGGTTGAACGCGTCTTTGTACCTCTTGTACAAGGTGTCAGGGAATACACCCAGACGTACAAGTTCCTTAATTTCATCAGGGTGAATGATCGCCGTACAGGTTGGGAGCCAACATGGTCCTGCCTTTCCATCGTTCAAATTGGATTGAATATAGTCTCGAAAGGATTCTGTATTAATTTTATTGCTCTCGTGGTTGTTTAGTTCTCCGTCGCTTTTCCTATGATGGAACTGAATCACGGCATCGTCGTCGGTCGTACTTATATTATTATAGCCTGGGCCGACGGTTGGCAGCAATTCCGCATTTCGTGCGTTCCGCACAATATTCGGAGCATTGTTAGAAACCACAGGAACAGGGAAGGCATTGGCAGGAAGGCGGAATTTTTTGGCTGTAAGATTGTTTTTTGCACGACGAAGCGATAATCTGCTGATTGGTGCCGACCACATTTCTTGAACGAGTTCTTCTAGGGCTTTTTTCCTGGATATTTTGCCCACCTCTTTTTGTAATTCGTAAGCAAGTTCTCGGAAGGCTGTGAATCGCACTAGTTTCTCCTGTATTCCGCCTCCTCCCTCTCCCGCACAGTCCTTCGCAAATGGATCCGCACCTGGTCGTAATGGAACAAGATCTAATTTGTTTTTTGTAGCACCCAACATATAATGCCGGTGTCCTAAACAAATACGACCGCAAATAGTACACCAGTAGATAAGACCTTCGTTATTTTTATACATATTGTACCAATACTCATCGACTGTATTTGCCCCAGGTTCATTAAAGCAGTTATGCGACATATACATACACCCATCAGCACGCTGTACGTATCGAAGACATACGGGGCAACACGAATAATTATTTGCGTCTTCAGAAAATATAGAATCTAATTTTTCCATATCGCCTCTTGAAAATCCTAACCACGGTGTAAAGGGTTCCATGGATAGTACAAATTCGTTAATATAAGGACGAAACTTGCCTTGTTTTGCCATTTCAAAAATTGCAGGGTCTGAATTGATACGTGTATCTTCTAAAAGAAGTCGTACAATATCTAGATTTCCTCGTTTGCAAGCAAGTACTATTATCGGCATTTGACCTGAGGAGTGTATGGTTGGATCGACGCGTGGATCGTGAAGAAGAGCGGCAACAATAGGTAGATACCCGTTCATAACGGCTGTACGTATTGCGAATTGGTAATCTACAGATGGATCTACGTTTGGGTGTAGAAGGAGTAGTTTTACCATATCCACATCTGCTTTGTTTATAGCATACGCCAATATTCCTTGGTTCATATCATACATGCGTACACTTGGATCAACGCGTGGGTCTTTGAGGAGTTCTCGGGCTGTGTCGACATCATCGTTTTCAATTGCCGTTTTTAGTAGTTGTTGATCGTTAAAGCTTGGATCGACTCGTGGATCTTGAAGAAGTGTTTCTATAATGTCAGCAAACCCTAATTTCACTGCATATCGTAGGACACTTTGGTTGAATAACGAAGGGTCTATTCGTGGATCTCGGAGCAGCAATTTTGTGAGTTCTAGATTTCTCTTCTCAATTGCGAATCCTAATACTTCTTGATGGTATACAGATGGATCCACTCTCGGATCTTGTAGAAGCATCCTTACGATGTCTGTATGACCCGCTTTCACTGCTTCTTTCAAAGGTTCTTGATTACCTGCGGATGGATCCACCTTCGGATGTTGAAGAAGTCGTTCTACGACCTTTGTGCGACCATTTTGACAAGCCTGTTTGAGTAAAACATTATCGTGAATAGAAGGATCCACACGTGGATCTTCTAGAAGTACATTCATAATATCTATTCTTACTTTTATACATGCGATTCGTAACATATATTGATTGGAAAATGTAGGGTCTGTTCGGATCAATTCTTGAATTGTTTCCATGTCATTTCTTGATTCGGCAACTATGAACGTTTGCATCTTTGCCATGTCATTTCCCGCCATCCCTCTTAGTATATGAATTGTTTTTTTCCAGTAACTTCTTCGGGGGCAATTCGCATGAAATATATTCTATACAAATAAGATGAATTCGACAAATGCTAACAGAAACGCGACCCGATCTGCAAAACGAAAGATAAATAAGTCGAATAACTTGACAAAAAATCGGTACAATACGACAAATTATACAAAACTCACCAATTCTGGTGTGAAATTCATGAAATCAGTAAACGTTTCGAAAACAAACGTTGAGAAAGCAAAACAATTCTATAGTTCGCTACAAGATATCCCCATGTATGTAATTTGGGGACATTCGTGTGTTTGTCCCAATGAGAAAGAATGTTACGGCGAAATGCCGAAACGCACCGAATTCGCTATACCGACGGATACATATTTAGTGAATCTTTCCCAACCTGGTGATTTTTTTTGCGGTGATATTAAAACCATCGCAGAAAATCAGACAAATATTCGCTCCTACCTTAGTTTGCATGGCGAAGGGGATATTTATGGATTATATTCCATTGGTAAAACAAATTATTCAATGTTTAGTGGAATACAACGTGCGACTTCCCCCATGGCGGATGATACGGTTCAAGAACCTGTGGTCTACCCAAATGTATCGTTTACATTCAATGCTGTAGATAAGAAGACGAACCGTACAGAAAACGAGTGTGGAGTATATACACTACCTTTCTCTTTCTCTGGAAAACCGAACAATTCTATGAGTATACTTCCACAAGATTACAAAAGGAACAATTGGTTTTTGGAAGATATTATACAAGAAGTATACGAAAAAACAAACACGCGAACGGGTATATTTATTCTTGCCGGTTGTTTAGAACGTTGTTACCCAGAAATGAAAATGGACGAGCTAAACCGTGCGGCAGAACGAATGCATATAGCCAATGTTCGTTATCCAACATTACGAGAAACATTTACGTACGATGAACTGAAAGAGCATTCTTTTTACAATCCTATGTTTAATGTTGGTGTTTCGAATCCTACAGCGACTATTTCGCCTAGAGAAATACGATATATGACCAAACAATGTCTAACGTGCCCAAAACGAATTGTAGAGAAGGTGCCAGAGGTGCTACATGTAAACAATTATGAAGTAGTTAAGTCTATGGCAAATAAGATGAAAAAACAGAATAAACTGTGAGCCTGTAGATTATATATTCCTTTCGTTACGCATCCGCCTTCTGGTTTTGGTTTTACGGTTGGTTCTCTTTTTACGTATGGTTTGTTCCAGTTGCCATCGTTTCTCTCCTTCTTGAAAGTTGATGCCACCTGGAAATATGCCCATTGATGGAAGAGTTCGAAGTTCTACGAGCATCCCCTTTTTCCTAAGACGATTCTCTTGCGAAGGCTTACGACCTACATCTATTGTGCGAATACAGCGATTGACGAGATCTACTATATATAATATGTCATCCAACGCGGTTATGCGTGTCGGAAAATTAAATTTTGCGTCCGTCGCTATACCATCCTCGAAACCACGTTCCGAGCCGGCAACTGTTGAGACTGTGCCGTTTGGAGAGATTTTACGAATGCGATTGTTCCCTGAATCTGTTACATACAAATCCCTGCCTACAGCTGTTATGCCATGGGGGTTACTGAATTTCGCATCTGTTCCTATGCCATCCGCGTATCCAGGTTTCGAACCGGCAAATGTTGTTACATTACCATCGGGGCTGATCTTACGTATTCGGTTATTATAGGTATCTGCTACATAGAACGTGTCTCCTATCGCTGTTATACCGTTAGGATGATCAAAACTCGCATCGAAACTGAAACCATTTGTATAACCTGGTTGATAGCCGGCAATATGTGTATGTAAGCCGCCCTCATTGATTGAAAACAGTTTGTTATTCAACGCATCCGCTATATACAACGTATCCTTTATTGCTGTTATACCGTATAAACTATTCAAATACCGACATGCAATATTCATAAGCCGGTCTTGTGAACAATCGTTTAGGAGAAAACCCTCAGGAGTTCGTTTGTATATTCGCCAAGAATTCCAATCCGCCTCATCAGATATATATAGATCTCCCCTAAAAACGAATAGATTGGTTGGTCGCACAAGAGTTTGAGAATCCAGAGTCTTGACAATGTCGGACATCTTACTTTTCTATCCGAAACAAAAAATTGCTATGAAGAATCATTGAGGAAAAGAGTCGAATTGCTGGAATTGTCCCACGTAATGGGCATGATATTGAATGGACTCCAAATGATATTGGCAAACCTGTTCCGCCCCATAGATCTGTCGCAACAAGAAGATATGATACTCCTCCCTATACTTTTTATAGAGATCCATATACAGTTTCTTATACTCTCTTCCATAAAAGAATGTATAATAATCTAGGAAATCCTGCGTTTTATTCTGGATCGATGCAAAGTCGTTCGCACGCCATTCTGCGATCGAATGGGCTTCATTATGTGCTCTCGGGTGTGAATACAGTGTATATTTCTGGCGTTCCGCCTCCAAGCAGATCATACACTCTGTTGGAGTCGCAGGGCCAATATCTTGTCGTTGATACCAAGGAATTCCATTTTTTGTCACGTAACGATCTGCGACATAATCGCTGTCTAAGGAAGTCATGCCGATTACATTACAGGATTCCTCAAAATCAATTTTTTGAATCTATGCGTATATGACTGTCCGATTTTTTTCGAAATACTATACTTATAGATAGTGAATTTATCGACCCCTGATTCGGAATTCCGAATGGGATTCTCCCGGACCTGGAAAATTTTTTTCTCAGGAACGGATATAAAACAAAATGGGCTCTGGTGGTTTAATGCAACTCGTCGCATATGGTGCACAGGATATCTACTTGACTGGCAACCCCCAGATCACCTTCTTCAAGGTGGTCTACCGTCGCCACACGAACTTCGCCATGGAGGCGATTGAGCAAACTTTCAACGGCTCGGCGAACTTCGGCAAGAAGGTGCAGTGCACCATCTCGCGTAACGGCGACTTGATCCACCGCGTCTACCTGCAGGCCACTCTGCCCCAGGTGCAGCTGCAGACCACCGACGGCTCGGGTGCCCAGTTCCGCTGGCTCAACTGGGTTGGCCACAACTTGATCAACAACGTGTATGTTGAGATTGGCGGCCAGCAGATCGACAAGCACTACGGTGACTGGATGCACATCTGGAACGAGCTGACCCAGGAGGCGGGCAAGCAGGCCGGCTACGCCGAGATGGTTGGCAACGTGCCCTCCCTCGTGAACGTGTTGATCCAGGGTGCCGAGACCTGCGATGCCCCTTGTGCCCCCTCGGGCACCCAGCCCAACGGCTCGGCGGATGTCACCTCGTGTGCCCCTGAGTACACCCTGTACGTGCCTCTGCAGTTCTGGTTCTGCCGCAACCCTGGCCTTGCTCTGCCGCTGATTGCCCTGCAGTACCACGAGGTGAAGGTGTGGCTCGAGTTCAACTCGCTGTCCAACCTCTGCTGGGACAACACCACCAACAACGTGATCCAGAGCCGCGTGGCCACCTCGGGCCTGACCTCGGCCTCGCTGTACGTGGACTACATCTACCTCGACACGGATGAGCGTCGCCGCTTCGCCCAGGTCTCGCACGAGTACCTGATCGAGCAGCTGCAGTTCACTGGCGGCGAGTCGGTGACCTCGTCGGCCAACAAGATCAAGCTGAACTTGAACCACCCCACCAAGGAGCTCGTGTGGGTCGTGCAACGCGACTCGTTCGTGTCGTGCGATTCGGGTGTGATTGACCCCTACAAGGGCCAGCAGCCGTTCAACTACACCGACTACTTCGACCGCTCGGTGTTCGAGTCCGGCTACTCCGTGACCCGCGTGGAGGGCCTGGCGGGCGTGAACCCCGTGGTGACTGCCAAGATCCAGCTCAACGGCCACGACCGGTTCACTGAGCGTGAGGGCAAGTACTTCAACTTGGTGCAGCCCTACCAGCACCACACCAACATCCCTGCCGTGGGTATCAACGTGTACTCGTTCGCCTTGAAGCCTGAGGAGCACCAGCCGTCGGGCACCTGCAACTTCTCGCGTATCGACAACGCCACCCTGATCCTGACCCTGTCCAACAACACCGTTGGCTCGTCGCTCTCGGCCCAGGTGCGTGTGTACGCCGTGAACTACAACGTTCTCCGCATCATGTCCGGCATGGGCGGCCTCGCGTACTCCAACTAAAGTAGTTTGACCCCTAGTCTAACTATTTTCATAATACTTATCACATAGTAATGTTTTCAAATATTGCTATGTTCTAAGAAAATTGAACGGTTTAATACAATCCGCCTAAAGTCAACTACACCAGAAAAAATAATGGCAAAATGGGCTCAACCTGCCGCAAATTGGCTAACAACTCTTTGCAGACATAATGATTTACCAGTGTACGCGATAGGCAACTGGCTGAAAGCTAGCACAGGTTGGTTACAGGGATTACGTGGATATTTGCAGACGCCGAGGGCAAAAACATACGATTCGTTATGTTTCGCCAAGACTGCGTTTCTCGAATTATGGCTCATATCCTGGGGCAAAGATGTATCGACAGAGTTCCTAAAACCCGGATGGACGCGTGTCATACAAGGAACACTATACGAAGAAACTCCCTATACGTTCAAACAAATGAACACGGGTGCAACCCAATACCAGGATGAACCACGCCGTATGCATACACTTGCACCAGCCTTTTCTATTCACATTTGTCTCGGAGAAGAGTGATGTAGAAAAATTGAAAAGTAAAACAGCCACTACAAGTAAATATGGACCTTGCCTTTGTACCCTTCTCAAAAAGTTTCCCAACCGTATTTACGGAAAGGGAACGACAATTTGTGCCAGCTGTTATGCCTGGAATTGTGTATAGAGATAAATTTGTTCAGAAATACTGCCTTCAAACAATTAGCAACATTTATGAAATTCTCTGTTCGCCACAATTCGTTACAAAAGTAATGAATATGATGTATAAATACGATCGTGACATATTTTCCAAAGTAGTCGATATGCGGTACATGTTTACATTTTATCTGAAGGGTGGAAACGCGGTTCCATTGCTACGTTCTCAGATATATCCCTCTACATTCCCCTTTCCTTGCGAGGGCGATTTTGACACATCTGTCCTAATTAACCCTAAGATCGATCCTCAGGTATGGACCGGCTTACGAGAAATAATTATTGTGGAAATTGTACATAGTTTGTATTCCATGATGATGAAGATATTGGATTGGCCACTTCTTTCCATTAGTTTTATGCAACATGGTTTACAAGAAACAAATCAGGGCGAGTCGACGATTCGAGTTCTGGAGTCTGCGTGGATTCCAGAAGACGCGAATTTGCACAAATATGTATATTCTCCGTTTCAATCGCGTGAACGACAGATGTTTCCTCCCG